TCTGGCCCATCGAATCCGGCCCGCAACAAGCGAACTGGCGCGGCTCTGACCCGTGAGGATCTGGCGGCGATGTCTCAGTCTGAGATCAACGCCCTCTCACAGGAAGACATAGACGCGGCACTGGCGGCGGGTCGCTAGTAGGAAGGTCCTACAGTGTCCATTGACACCTTCATCCCCGCTGTATGGTCGCGGCAGATCCTGTCGCGCCTGCACAACTCTCTGGTGGCGGGCCAGCCCGACGTGATCAACACTGATTATGAGGGCGAGATCGCAGGCGTAGGTTCGTCTGTGAAGATCCACGGGATCGGTCCGATCACGGTCCTGGACTATACGAAGAACTCCGACCTGACCGCTGCTGAGACGCTGACTGACACGGAGGTGGTCCTGACCATCGACCGCGCCAAGGCATTCAACTTCCAGGTGGATGACATCGACGCGATGCAGCAGATGCCGAAGGTGCGCGACGAAGCCAGCCGTGAGGCTGCCTACGCGCTCGCCAACGAAGAGGACGCCTATCTCCTGAGCCTCCACGCTTCCGCTGGCATCACCACGAACTTTGGCAGCACCGCAACGCCACTTGTCCCGACGTCCAGCACCGCCTACGAACTGATCAGCGACATGGCTACCGCCCTGGACGTGGCGAACTGCCCGCCAGATGGACGGTTCGTGATCGTGCCCCCGTGGTATGAGGGCTTCATGCGGAAGGATTCGCGCTTCGTCTCCTACTCCGAAGCGGCCTACGAAACCCTCCAGACGGGCCTGATCGGCATGGCGGCGGGAATCAAGATCTACAAGTCCAACAACATCGCCAACACTGCGGGCGCGAAATACAAGGTGATCTTTGGGCATCGGTCCATGTGGACTGTGGCCTCTCAGATCTCAAAGGTGGAGGCGTACCGTCCTCCGCTGCGCTTCGCGGACGCCCTGAAGGGCCTGCACCTGTACGGCGCGAAGGTCGCGCGCCCCACCATCATGGGGGTCGCCACAGTTAGCTCTGCGTAACGGCTACTCCCTGAGGCATCCCACCCAGATCCTGTGTGGTCTGGGTGGGCCTCTAGGATCGGAGGCGACATGGCGCGTGACACCCTGGCATCCATCATCTCTGAGGTCCGATCTCTGATCGGGGATCCTCTGAGCGCGTCCATGATCTTCACGGATGATGAGATCCAGGACGCCCTGGACCAGCGGCGCGAAGAGGCGCGGTACGCACGCCTGCTGGAACAGCCAACGATCACGCCTGGATCCGGTCTTCACTTCCTCACCTTCGATGCGCCCCTTCCACGCTGGGAGGACGGCGCGATCGTGGTGGATGCCAGCTTCAATCCGCTGACGCCTGACACGGTGGACCTGAAGACGGGGAGGTGGACGTTCGCCACCCAGCCCAGGTATCCGGTCCTGCTGATCGGATGGACCCATGACGTCTACGGCGCGGCGGCTGACCTGCTGAGAATGTGGGCCACGCGGACAGCGCAGGATTATGACGTGAAGGCGGACGGCACCGAACTGGCACGATCCCAGAAGACGTCCGGCCTCCAGCGGCGGGCTGATGAGATGGCGGCGCGTGCGCGCCCCCGTCTGAGCAGCCTGATCAGGACAGACGAAGTGATCAATTCCCACCAGACATCTGACACCTGGCCCTACTTATGAGGCCCAACACAGAAGGGATCTACCGTGAGCGCCCCGATTCTGGAGGCACCCGTCCGGAACTGGGCGTGTCCCTCCTGCGATATGAAGGACCAGACGCGCGGACCCATCCGTGGGATCCGGATGCATGACTGCCCAGGACTGGGCGGGCTGCTGGCGCCGATGGTGGAGGTCAAGCACCTGGACGATCGCCCCGATGCGATCCACGTCCTGACGGAGCGCGAAGACTTCACCCACGGAAACCCAGACGTCCCACGGATCATGAATACGACCACGCGGCACGGAGACGGGCGGCAGGACTGCACCGTATACGCACCCGTGGCCCGTGCCGATCTGCGCGCCTACGATCCTGTCCACGGCACTGTGGCATCCGCTGGCGTGGCGCGGGTCCACTCCCAGGCCCCGGACGTCCGATTCCGCCACCAGTTCCGGGATCCGTCCCTGGAACCCGTGGGGCGCCTGGCTCGCAAGCTGGGCGCCACCATGGTGTTCGGCACGAACTCAAAGGTGATGGCCTACACCCTGAGGGAGGCGCTGGCCAATAAGACCATCGCGCTCCAGGGCGACACCCTGAAGCTGGCGCTTTTTGGCAACGGAGGAACGCCCGATCAGACAGTGGCGACCGCTGCCCTGGCTGGCTACCTGGGCGCTGGCTCTGCCTGGGTGACAGGCAACGAAGTCAGCGGCGCGAACTACACCGCTGGCGGGATCACCCTTACGGGCGTGACCTGTGCACAGGCGGCGGGAGTGATCACGCTGGACAGCACCCTGGACTGCGCCTGGACGGCTGCCACTATCGACACCTGGGGCGGGCTGGTCTGGGATGACACCCACGCCAACGATCTGGGCGTTGCGTTCCTGGCGTTCGGGGGGGAGCAGAAGACCACGGTGGGGAACTTCACCGTCCAGTTCAATGCTTCCGGCATAGCTACCTACTCTGTCTGATGGCGAGCCAGACGATCGACCTCATGGGGCCATGGACTGTCTCCCCGAAGCCTGGAGTGCTTCCCAGGGATGCTGTGCTGGTGCCTATCGACAGGCGCTCCCCGCTATTCGGGAAGGGGTGGAGATACTTCGCATATCGCCCCGCACAGGTGGCGCCCGCGCCGACACCCACACCCGCGCCGACACCCACGCCTGTCCCTGTGCCGACACCCACGCCCACACCCTGGCCCACGCCTGTGCCGTCCAGCGGTGGTGCCCCGTCAGGGATCCCCATGCCTGTTGGCGACCTGCCAGGGTGGCGCCAGATCTTCACGGATGACTTCACCCAGAGCGTGCCCCTGGGCAGCTTCCCGAACTCTGAGAATAAGCGCCCCGCTGGATGTCCGGCAGACTTCGCTGCCAGGTGGGAGCGCACCTATCCGTCTTCCTACAAAGACACCAGCGGACACGGCACCTACTCACCCGCCAAGGCCATGAGCGTCCACGACGGCGTACTGGACATCTTCCTGCACACTGAGGGAGGCGTGGTCTGTGTGGGCGCGCCTCAGCCCACCATCCCCCAGCCCATGACGTATGGGCGCTATACGGCGGCAGTCCGCGTGGATCCTGTGCCTGGGTACAAAACAGCCTGGCTGCTGTGGCCTGACTCTGAGCGCTGGCCCCAGGATGGTGAGATTGACTTTCCAGAGGGCAGCCTGAATGGGACCATCTCTGGCTACTGCCACAGGCAGAACGGCACCTCAGGCGGGGATCAGGACGCCTATGAGACTGACGTGGCCTACGCGGGGCCCTGGCATGTGGTCACGATTGAATGGAAACCCAACGATCTGCGCTTCATCCTGGACGGCGTGACCATCGGGCACAGCACCAGCAGGGTGCCAAACACGCCCATGCACTGGGTACTCCAGACAGAGACAGACGTAGATGGGGCGGCTCCTGCTGCCAGCGCACAGGGCCACGTCCAGGTGGACTGGGTGGCGGTTTACACACCAGCGTAGAGGGGAAGGCGCGCATGTCGCTGATCAACATCCTGGGGCCATGGAAGTCACGGCCGCGCGCCATCCCCCTCAGCGCCACGCTGGTGGCGATCCCACCCGCGTCTGCGCTCTACTCTGACGGCTGGCGATTCTTCGCATTCCAGAAGGCAGCGCCCGATCCGGCACCCGCTCCCGCTCCCGCGCCAGCACCCAGCGCACCCGTGCCCCTGGGCATCCCTGGGAACTGGAAGCTGGGATGGCGGGATGAGTTCGCTGGGTCCGCGATCGACACAGCCGCATGGAACGTGGCGACAGTGGACCAGCCAGGCCCGGCAGGGTCTGACGGCGGGCCCTTCGATCCATCTCTAGTGGGCGTCGGCGGCGGGCTCCTGTCGCTGGGCCTCACCGCACAGGGGCAGTCCCTGATCTGGTCAAAGGCCACGGTCAAGTACGGCGTGGTGGAGGCGCGGATCTGGGGGCCAGGATCTGGCAGGGTGATCCCGAACTGGCCCGCCTTCTGGATGACTACCTCCAAGGGTGACTGGCCCACGGGCGGGGAGATTGACATCTGGGAGCCGATCGTGGGCAGGCCGGGCATCCACCTGCACTACGGCCACGATCCGAATCACCCCACGGTGGATATGCACCCGGCAGGTGACTGGACGGGATGGCACACCTACGCGGTCAACTGGCAGCCCAACGGCATGACCTTCTGGTGGGACGGCAAAGCCGTGGGCACGATCACGGAAGGCGTGGACGCTGCCCTGTCGCCTATGTGGGTGATCCTGAATCATCACCCGGCATCCCCAGGTGCGTGGGCTGGCACGGACGGCTGGCCTGCATCGGTCCCTGCCCAGGTGCTGGTGGACTACGTGAGGGTCTGGTCCTGAGGTGGCGCTGGTCCTCCCACAGATAGAGGACATCACCGATGGCTCCAACGGCTTTGACATCCAGGCGGTGGAGGACACGGTAGACGGCGCGGCGCAGGCTGGCGTGACGGCGGGGAACTACGTGGTCACAGGATGCGCTGTGACGCCCCAGGGATCACCCAACATGACAGTGGCGGTGGCTGCTGGCACGGTGGTGATCAACGGCACCACGTACACCATCTCAGCGAACGGCGCGGTCACTGTCGGCGCAGCATCGGCATCTGATCGGCGGGACATCATCACGGTAAACACGGCAGGGACGATCTCCTGCACAGCGGGCACCGCCTGCGGCACGGCTGGCTGGGTGAGGACCACGGCAGCGAACCCACCCGTGAAGCCGTCCATCCCCGCAAACTCCGTGATCCTGGCTGAGGTGGTGGTCAAGTCCAGCACCACCAGCATCGCAGCCATCAATATCACCGATAAGCGCCCGATCGGCGGGGCCACACCTGGCACCCTGATCGCCCGTGCCCAGTATTCACCAGCCGTGGCTGGCTCCTACACACTGGTGGTGGCTACCACGGGCCTGACTGCCCTGGACTCCACGAACCTGAAAGTCACTTTTGTGGCGCCAGCATCGGGCGCGGTCAAGGTGCGCCTCCAGGGATTCGTCCAGGGGCCAGCGGCGGCTGGCACAAAGACGATCTTTGGGATCGTCTCCACCACGGCCTCCCCAGGCACGGTGGTGGGCGTCACTGGTCTGGTGAACCTGTCGCCTACGGCAACGGCCACATACGACGGAGTGATCTGCACCATGGAGCAGACGATCACTGGGCTGACGCCAGGGACCTCATATACGTGGTACTTCGCGGGCATGTATTCGGGGACGGCATCCAAGGTGATCCCCCAGGGTGCCACGGCGCAGACAACCGTGCCGACAGGGGCACCTGCCAGCATGGAAGTCTGGGCAGCGTAAGGGGAGCCCGTGGCGGCGCCCGCCCAGACATTCTTCACCACGGCCAACGTCAACAGCGGCGTGGCCTCCACCATGGGCGGCACGCCAGCCGCTGGCGGGACTGTGGTGGCCTGCCTGTGCGCTCCAGGCGGGGGCGCCATAGCCTCCATATCGTCCACGATCGGGACCTTCACAAAGGCTGTGGCGATCGGCGGAGGTGTGGCCCTGGACGCGGAGATCTGGGTCTGTACGAACGCCTCAGGTACGGGCGCCGACATCACGCCCACAGTGACGGGCGGAGCGGGCACCTACAAAGTGGCGCTCATGGAGTGGGCGGGCAAGTGGACCGTGGATCAGGTGCGGTCCCGCAACGATCCAGCGGCGGCATCGCTGGGGGTGAACCTGCCATCTGTGGGAGGTGGCGTGGTGATCACCATGGGCAACGCTGCCAACGGGGCGCCGTCCTGTGCGGGGTACACCATCGGGAACTCTGGGAACTGGACGCCAGCCTCAGGCGCTGACTGCGGATATCTGTGGACCGCGCGCCCTGCGGAGCAGGTGCCCACATGGGCCTATACGGCAGGTAACGCCAACGTGGTGGGGATCACGCTGGTCCCACCGATCCAGTTCGTCCAGTCATCGAAGAACCCAGACCTGGGCGCCACCCCGAATCTGGGCTACCTGCGCGCCGTGACGCCAGGCAACACAGTCCTGCTGACCTGGCATGGGCAGGCAGGGACACAGCAGTCCATCACCAGCATCACTGACAATCAGGGCAACACCTGGACGAACGTGTGGGCCTCAGGCGCTGGCGGATACAACTACCAGCAGACCGAACTGTGGCGCGCTGACAACGTGGTGGGCGGTGATCTCATCCCCACGGTGAACTACACAGGCGGGAACTATCTGGTGGACGGCCAGGGGATCTTCATGGCTGAGTTCGCGGGCCTGGGATCTTCGGACGGCGCGGTGAACTACACCTCCGGGACGTCCACCACATTCACAGCCACCACGCGCGTGGCATCCCAGGCGGGTGACCTGGCAGTGATCGTGGGCCAACTGGGGCTGCACAATGACATCACCTCCGCGCTGCCTGCCACGCCCTGGACATCAGACGAAGGACCGCGCGCGAAGGAAGGCACCCAGGCTGGCGTGCCTACGAACCCAGACCCCATCTCCTGGCAAGTTCTGCCATCTACTGCGGCGGCATCGGGATCCTGGACGGGCGTGAGTTCTGTGGCCTACTCATGCGCTGCCCAACTGTTCGCCCCGAAGGCAGTCACTGCACCCAGCGTCAGCGCCCAGCGCGGAAGATCGGGCGGGCCAGCCATTGAGTGGATGACTGCCACGATCAATCCCAACGGCGCCAGCACAGCGGTGTCCTTCGACTACGGGCCCACGGCTGGCTACGGCACAAACACCGGCACGATCGCCACGGTCACTGGCTGGAATCCTGTGGTGGTGTCTGTGCCTGTGGCTGGCCTGTCTGGGACGTATCACTTCCGTGCGGTGGCGACGAACTCCGCAGGGACCACGAACGGATCGGATGCCACCTTCCCTACGGTGGACGTGCCGCGCAGGTTCGGCGCGATCGGCCTCTCATCCATAGGCGCCCAGGTCACAGGTGGAGGCGCTATCTCCACCTCCAGCGCGGTCACGGTGGTAGCTGGCGTTGCGACCGTGACCGCTGCTGCATACGCGCCAACAGTGGGCAGCAGGGTGATCACCACGCCTGCGGCAGTCACGGCAGTGGCTCCGTCGCCCACGGTCAGCGCCCTGACGGCTGCTGGACTGGCGAACGTGACGGTGGCGGCATACGGCATGGTGCCTGTTGTGGTCACCCAGGCAGGCAGCGCGGCTGCTGTGGTCGCTGCCTACGCTGCCACGGCGGTGATCGTCGGCGCCCCAGTTGTGGTGGTCGCTGGCGTGGCCCAGGTGGTGGCCGCTGCGCTGGCTCCCACGGTCAGCGCCTCCACGTCTGCTGGACTGGCGACGGCAACGGCTGCTGCCCTTGCGCCATCGGTCGCCAAGAGTGTGACGGCCGGACTGGGCACGGCATCCGCCAGCGCCCTTGCGCCCACGGTTACCACGAAGATCACGGCTGGCCTCTCGCAGGTCACTGGAGCGGCGTATGGGGCAGGTCCATCTGTTGCCACCCAGGCGGGCGCGGCGGCTGTCACAGGCGCTGCCCTGGCCCCAGCAGCAGCATCTACGGTCACGGCGCCAACAGCGGCTGCCAGCGCGGCGGCTCAGGCGCCCACGTCGAAGGTCACGGCAACACCGCCTGTGACCACGGCGGCGGCTGTCGCCTACCCCATGGCCCCGTCCGCTGTGGCGACGGCAGGGCGCGCCCAGGTGACGGCATCTGCCCTGTCACCCACTACCTCTGTGGTGATCTCCGCAGGCATCGCCATGGTGGCGGTGGCGGCATACGTCCCGACAGTCTCCGCAACAGGCGCGCCCATCACGGTGACCGCAGGAGTGGCACAGGTCACCGCCCAGGCGCTGGCGCCGACGGTGGGCATCACCCAGACGGCTGGCAGCGCGGCTGTCAGTGTGGCTGCCTACGGAGTGACCACGAAGGTAACCGCAGGCGCTGGCCTCTCGCAGGTCACGGTCCAGGCGCTGGGCCCCAGCCCAGGCATCCGTGCCACGGCTGGGGCTGCCACAGTCACGGGGGCGGCATGGGCGGCAACCGGGAAGATCACCGCAATCCCACCTGTGGCGAACGTGGCGGCGGTAGCCTACCCGCTCGCCAGCGGATCTGTCATCCGTGCCAGCCTGGCCCAGGTGCAGGCGTCAGCGCTCGCTCCCACCATCACAGCGGCTGGTCTGGCTGGCATCGGGGAAGCCGTGGCTGTCGCCTTCGCGCCCACGGTGAGGGTCTGGAACCCGCAGACCCACGCGGGCAGTGTGTCCCTGACTACGCGCATGGCCTACGGGCTGGCACTGACTGCGCGCCAGGCGTGGGATGTCCTGATCGGGACGCCCAGAATCGTGGCTCCCTTCGCTGTGGAGTTGGCACGGCCGAGCGTGGGCATAGAATCGCGGCAGGTCTACAGGGTGGACATCACAGCCAAGGGGCCAGGGGGAGACATGGTGGATGCAGTTGTGGAGGGGAATCTGGTGGACCTGTTCGCCACCTTCACCGATGAAGAGGCGGGCACGCCTGCGGAGCCCACCACGGTCACGTTCACCTGGACGGCATCTGGCGAGAAGTCAGGGAGCGCCACCTACGCTGGCGCGATCGTCCCGGACGTAGACGTGCTGTGGCATGTCGCGCCCGTCCTGACTGCGGTGGGCCAGTACGCCTACCGTCTGGACACCACGGATCTGGTGGGCACGGTGGAGTACGCCTTCCACGGATCGGGAAGCGTCCAGGCTGTGGGGACTGGATCTCTGGTGGTCCTGCCTGACCTCTCCGACGTGGAGACTGATGGCGTGTGAGCGGTCTCATGACATCCAGGGACGCGGCACGCCTGGCTGCTGATCACCTCAGCCTTCTGCCCCAGCAGGCGGTGGTCCTCCGCCCCTCTGCGGAATCTGATGGACAGGGAGGCCAGGGGATCTCCTGGGAGAACGTGGGGACCTACCCATGCAGGATGGGACCTCTGCGGATGAGTGAGGCGGAGCGCATGGTGGGCGAGCGCTTCTACGATCGTGAGGCGTACCGCGTGGGCTTCGTCGCAGACACGGACATCCGTATCACCGATCGCCTGGAGATTGACGGGCTCACCTTCTCTGTGGAGTCAGTGCGCCATCCGCATGGCGTAGAGGTGGAGCGCGTGGCGATCGTGACGCGGGCGGCTGTCTAGTGTCCTCCGTGACCTACAGGACGGAGATCCCACAGGCTGTCCAGGAGATGGACCGGACCGCAGACAGGCTGGTGCGTAAGTTCGCCTTTGACATCCTGGGCAAGGCGCAGAGGCGCGCGCCATACCGGACGGGCAACCTGAGGACATCCGGAACGGTCCACACGGTAGGCATGATGTCGGCGGAGATCACCTTCACCGCGAATTATGCGGCGTTCGTGGAACTGGGAACGCGCAAGATGGCAGCGCGCCCATTCCTGGGGCCAGCGTTCACTGAGACTGTGCCCGCGATCATGGACGCCTTCAAGATGGCAGTGAAGGTGCTGGGATCGTGAACCCTCTGGAGGCTGCCATCTTCGATCTCCTGAGCGCAGACGGCACGCTGACTGGGCTGGCGCCTGGGGGCGTGTGGCGTGGCGTGGCGCCTGAGGGCGCCCAGGGGATCGTGGTGGTCTTCTCGCACGCTGGCGGGCCTGACTTCTACACCCACACTCAGCGCGCCTTCTCTGATGTCCAGTATCTGATCAAGGCGATCGGCCCAGGCCTGAGCGCGATAGACACGGGCGCTGCCTATGAGCGGGTGGATGCCCTGATCAATGACGCGGCGCTTCCCCTGTCCAGTGGGCGCGTGATGGCCTGTCGGCGCGCCTCCACCATCTCCATGGATGAGACAGAGGGCGGGGAAGTCTGGCATCACGTCGGCGGCATCTATTCGATCTTCGTACAGGGAGCGTGAGGCATGGCAGATGAGGTCTGGTACGCCACGGTGGGGATCAACTACCCAGGCGTCAAAGGTGACCAGCGCAGGGAGGCTGGGGACGTCTGTGATGGACTGCCTGCCAAGTCCATCCCCTGGCTGAGGCGTGAGGGGGCGATCTCCACCACGCCCCCAGGCGGATCCGTGACTGTGACCGCAGGCGCGGCGGCGGCGCAGGCGGAGGCCCACGCTAGTGTGGTGGGCGACGAACCCAGCGCGGAGGCATAGGCCATGGCTGTCCCAGTCCACAGTAAAAACGCCCATATCATGGCGAACGGTTACGACGTCTCCGGATTCTTCAAGAGCGCTGCATCCAAGGTCACCGTGGAGACGGCGGAGACGTCCACCTTCGGATCCTCTGCGAAGTCCTACCTGCCAGGTCTGAGCGATGGCACCTTCGCTCTGGATGGGTACTTCGACGGCACGGCGCTGGTGGGGTCGGACGCCATCCTGGCAGCGATCGTGGGCAGCGCTGCTGTCTTCACCATGCTGCCAGCAGGTGACGCGGTGGGCGCACGCGGGCGGGCGGCATCCGTCATTGAGACGACCGTGGAGACTACGGCCGACGTGGGCAGCGCCATCCAGGTAAAGGTGGATGGGCAGGCCAGCGGAGGCATGGATCCGATCGTCTGCATGCACCCGCTCCAGGCGGAGACGATAACGGGCAACGGCACGGACGTGGACAATCTGGTGGTAAGCGCGAACGGCGCGGTCTGCTACCTACAGGTCACGGCCATGTCCGGAACGGGCGGGCCCACTCTCACGGTCAAACTCCAGCACAGTCCCGATGGGACAGTCTGGACTGACCTGATCACCCACACGGCTGTCACGGCTGCCAATAAGGCGGAGCGCGTG